TTCGCGACCATGCCGAAGACGGCGAAGCGTTGGGCGAAGGAGACCCCGAACATCAAGTCTCTTCCCAAGAAGGTGAAGAAGAAAGGTCGGCGCTGATGCCCAAGTACACCCCCAAGGCGTCTCAGAAGGAGCGCGTCTTCTACTGCGCCAAGTGCAAGAAGAAGCACGGCAAGGTCTGCCCTCAGGACATGACTGGAAGGAAGAAACGCTGATGTACGGACCAAGATCTTCTCAGAAGCAGCACTTCGTCCACGAGATGCTGCACAAGAGCGGAAAGGCAAAGACCAAGGTGGCGAAGGCCGCACGCAAGGTGTCCATGAAGCGCAAGAAGCGCGGAGGTTGATCATGGCGAACGCAAGTGACCGCAAGAAGCGCGGTGGTTCGAAGGACGGAGCGAAGAACGGCGGCAGGAATGGCGGCAAGAGGAAGCGCACTGCCCGCTCCGTCTCGTTCCTCGTCCGCTCCAAGTCGAGCGGCGGCGGCCCGACCCCTGCGCCTGCTCCCGGCGGCGCCCCAAAGCCTCCGCGCGCTCCCTGACGAGGACTAACCATGCTTGACCTTTCATTCGACGCGATCCGCCGCGAGGTGGAGAGCGCGGAAAGTTTCCGCGACATTCATCTGTCGTCGCTTCGGACGATGGTCGAGAAGTACCACGGCCCTGCGTTCCGAGACGACAGGGCGGATCCCGACATCGACGATCCCGAGAACTTCGGGCACGAGTATGTGTCGCTGGTGCTTCCGCGCATCATCCACGACACCCCGAAGTTCAGGGTCCGTCTCGGCGATCCGATGCTCGACCTGATGGTCGGCAAGCGTTTGCAGATCGCCATCAACAGATGGAGCCGCATCACCAAGTTGCGACGCACCCTAGAGCGCATCGCGACCGACATGATGTTCTCGCACGGCGTCGCGCTGACGGTGAGCGAGCCTCGGCCCGAGGTGCGGAAGACGGACGGGAAGGAGCCGTATCTTCCCCGCGTGTACCGCATCTCTCCCGAACGGTTCTTCATCGATCCTGCGGCGACGCACATCGAGGATGCGCGGTTCATGGGCCACTGCTACGCGGTGGACAGGGAAGACCTCCTCGCCCGCGCCAAGGTTGACCCGACATGGGACTACGAGGCCATCATGGCGATCCCGTCGGGAACGGATCTCGACGAGGTGCGCGACGACAACGGTCGCGACATCGAGGACCGCAGGGAGTTCGCGGTCTACGAGGTGTGGGTGCCCGAGTCCGATCAGAACGCTGCGGAGATGCTCGACGAGATCGTCGGCCCGGGCATGGTCAACGGGACGATCTACACCTTCGTGAAGGGCAGGTCGAGCGCGAGCAAGTGGGACGGGTACATCCGCAAGCCCATCCCGTACTTCGGCCCTCGCAACGGCCCGTACACCGTGTTCGGCGTCTACACGGTGCCCGACGACCCGTACCCGCTGTCCCCGCTGATGGCGATTCAGTCTCAGATCGAGGATCTGAACGCCCATCTCGTGAGCGTGCGGTCGAGCGCGGCGGCGTACAAGCGCCTCATCATGGTCGATGCGCGCAACTCCAAGTTGGCGCAGGACATCAAGGACAGGCCGCACGACTACATCGTGCTGTCCGAGTCGCTCGACAAGGACAAGGTGGTCAACCTTGAGGTCGGAGGCATCACCCAGCAGCAGGTCCAGTACTCGCAGATCGCTCAGGACCGACTCGACCGCGTGTCGGGCATCCACGACGCCATGCGAGGAAACATCCAAGGCGCCGCGACGGCGACCGAGGTGGCCGTGGCCGAGTCGAGCGCGACGATGCGCATGGCTCACCTGAAGCGGCAGTTTCAGGAATCGGTCGATGACCTCGCGCGATCAGTTTTGTGGTACATGTGGCACGACGACCGTGTCGCATTCCCGCTCGGTCGCGAGGGAGCGGAGAGTCTGCTTGAGGCCGACCCGAAGTTCACTGGCGGCGTCAGGATGTCGGGTTGGGAGGATCTTGAGGTTCAGGTCGATGCCTACAGCATGGAGCGCGTCTCCGAGGCGCTCGTGCAGAAGAGGGCACTGGAACTGCTTCAGATCACCACATCTGTGGCTCAGGGCATGATGCAGATGCCGTTCATCCGATGGCGTGAGATCCTGTCGGTGGTCGGCGACGCTCTCAACATGCCCCACCTGCCCGACATGATCGATCAGAACGCGATCCAGCAGATGCAGCAGGCCGCTATGGGAGCGTCCGCTGGCGGCGGAGGCATGGGCGGAGCCCCACAGCCGCAGGATCAGCGCACGAACGCAATGGGCGAGCCTTCCCCGATCCCAGCCGAGTCTGTCGCTGGGCTTCAGGCCGCCGCAAACAGGGCAATGTGATGAAGTACGAGTTCCTCGACTCCGACGGAAATGTGGTGGAAATCAGCATGTTGATGCGAGACGCCCCTTCCATCGGCAGTATTATCACACACGAGGGGCGAACCCTGACCCGTATCGCCAGCACGAGCGTGCAGGTGGATCCGGGTGCGAACCGTTCTCAGTATCCCTATGTCAGCCATGCGCTTCCGCGCAGGCTGCAAGGCTGCAAGACGGATAGCAAGGGGAAGCCCATCGTCGAGTCGAAGCGCCATGAACGCGAAATCATGGCGCGGCATGGATTTGAGAAGGACTGAGATGTCAGAACCCGAAGATCAGATCAAGCCTGCCGATCAGAACGAGAATCCAGTCGTGGATCTCGCCAAGGAAGCCGCACTCGATGCGGGCAACTCCGAGAGCGAGGACTCCGTACTGGATCGTCTGCTAGGCATCGACGAGCCTGCTCCACAGCAGGCAGATCGCACGCCCGCTCCGTCTGCTCCAGCGGATCCCGACTTCGATCGGGCGCTGAAGGCATTGCAGCGTGATGGCGTTCCCGCCGAGATCATCGACTCCATCAGGTCCAACCCTTCCAAGGTGAAGGAGTGGGGCTTGAAGGCGGCGAAGAGGCAGGCGGATGTGGATGCGTTCGGAGCAAAGGTCGCCGACTCCAAGAAGAGCCAGCCTGAGAAGACGGTGGAGGCATCCACCCAAAGCGACGACGGAGAGGCAGACGCCGATCCACTGTCGGTCTTCGGAGAGATCTTCGGGGACGAGGCGGCAAAGCCGCTCCGCACGATCACCGACCGAATGCGCGAGGACTTCGAACAGAAGACCAAGGCGCTGGAGGTCAAGTACGAGACGCGCAGCGCATACGACCGAATCTCGGCCCTCTACGGAGCGGATGCTCCGTCGCTGGCCGACATCACGGATGTCGCCGCGCAGATCGGTCGGGAGAACCCCGGCCAGTTCGGTTCGATCGAGGAGGTCGTCCGAGAGGCATTCCGCATGAGGGCAGGCGAGCCGAAGCGTTCCGATCCTCGGAACATCGCTCGACCGACCGTCGGAAAGGCGCCCGCGCGCGCGACCCGCGAGGTCGATCGCGAGGACGCCGTACTCGACATCCTGCTGTCAGGCGGAAGCCGCAACGACGCGCTCCGCATCCTTTCACGCTAACCAAGGGAGGGCATCATGCCTTCGATTCAGACCTTCAACGACTTCATGACCACGACGGGTCCGGCCTACCTGACCAGCGCCGACGCGGTCATCAACGAGGCTGTCAAGAACACCTACGCCTTCAGCCGCCTCCTGAAGGGCAAGAGCCGCGAGCAGACCATTCAGGGCGGCACCGAGATCCGCGATGTCATCATGTTCGATGACGCGCGGACCTACGACCACTACCAGCCGAACGACACCTTCACTTGGCGGAACCCGCAGGTCACGGACTATGTCCGCGCGCCGTGGCGATTCCACCTCGACCACATGTCGTGGACCGACGCCGAGATCGAACTCAACACGGGCGAGACCTCGGCCTCGACGAAGGTCGCGTACAAGCGCCTGAAGCGCATCAAGGAACAGCGCATGTGGACTTCGATGCTCAACGGCTTCGAAGAGGATCTGTGGGCTGTTCCGTCCATCACCGGCATGGAGGACGAGAGCGGCAAGTTGCCGTACTCGCTTCCGTACTTCCTCACCGAGATCGCTCAGAACTTCGGCGGCGCCCTCGGTCTTCGTGGTACGGCGCCGTACACCGCTTCGACCAACTCGGCCACCACGGTCATGCGCATCTCTCCGTTCACGGAGAACCGCTGGACCAATGTCGTCGAACTCTACAACAGTGAGACGCAGGCTCTCACTCCCCTCGGCACTTCGTGGGGTTCGGTCAAGGCGTCTGCTCTCACCGCGAACACGGTGTACGCGCAGGGAGGCGCCCACACCGTCCAGTTGGGCAACCTCTTCAACGCGATGGACATCATGTTCATGCGTCTGAAGTACGAGGCGCCCTCGACCCGCCAGCAGTACTTTGAGAATGACAACCTGAACCGGCAGATGATTCTCACCAGC